ACCTATTAACTCTTTTATAGCTTTCTTTAAAAGCATTAATATAATCTTGATTATTCATTATCATGTTAATCTACCATTAGACTTCTTTGTAATTTTCTTAAATATCTTTTATTTTTTTGACCGTACCAATAAGCACCGGACGCATGAAACGGTGGGCAAGTATCACATCGAACTACGTCAATTTCTTTGGCAGGACTACCGTAACGCTTTTGGCATTGTGGGCAGATCAATCCGTAGACAGGCGGATCAAACGGTCTATAAACCATTTTGTCGCATTCCGCCTTCTTGCTGGCACCTAAACTCATTATCCCTCCTAACGCATAACAGAATTGATTCTAAATCGTTTAAAAGGCATTCCAGAGAATGCATCCGTTTCGTATGCCATTGGTTGGTGCTGTTTACCCAAAGTTTTGGAATTTGTAAAGCTAGATTGCCGCTTTCTTGGACAATGCGTTGGGCTGTTTTTTTCATCTTGGAAGTTATCACTAAATCTGCGCCATATCTTTGCCGCATTTCATGGCCGTAAAGTTCTAAAAATTTATCCACAGGGGGAGGGGGATTTTTAGTCCCCCCTTCTTTACTTTTTTTATTCTTCACCTTCTTTAATTCTTTAATACGTTGTAAGTCCGTTTGTAAGTCCGTTTCCAATTCCGTTTGTAAGTCCGTTTGTAAGTCCGTTTCTGGTGAGCTATCATTGATGCTCTGATATTCGCTATATTTGCAAATAGTTATGATGGTTCCAAGGTTGTCGGTTTTTCTTGTAATTGTACCCAAATCGCATAGCAATTTGATTCTGCTTTCTACGATAAAACGTGAAGTTTTGAGTCTGGCGGTTAGCTCTTTAATACTAGTCAAAATCTGACCAGGTTGAATTGTAACAAGGGTATTGCCTCTAGTTGCTCTTGTCGGCTTGTAATTTGCCATAAGCAAAAGCTCAATAAACAATCCCTTGCTGTTTATATCAAGAATCTGAGTCCATTCATTATCTGCTATTTTTCTGTGTAGCTTTACCCATCCATTTGTAAAACGAGCCATACGAAAATATCCTTTTTCGTTGCTGCGCCATGCTTCGCAATGTATATTGGATCTTAGTAAATCAACGGGCATGGATACGTTGATTGAACAAACCTCAGAGATGCTACCCTCTGGGGTTTATTTTTTAGGTGTGTTGTCAATAAATTTAGATCTTTTATCGCATTAGGTAAACTACAATTTATTGCTTAATTTTGTAGCTTGGTTTTATTTCCTTCGATCATACTCCAGAGAACATAAAGGCCATGATCTTGGGTAATCTGTTTTGCCTTGGCGATTGTCATATCACCAACCCACTGGACATGAGCTTTTTCCCAGCTAAGAGTCTCAAAGCCAAAATCATGCATTACCTTGTGAACCTTGTCCCATGGATCGTCTTTATCCCAAGCCCATTTGCCGTCTTGCTTAAAGCATAAATCTGCTGCAACTCCGTATTGGTGCCAGCTATGCCAAGGTCTAGCTTTGGTAATGATTTTGCCTTCTCTGCTGCGGCCTTGCTCAAATAAATACCCTTGACGTTGCGGGGAGCGATAGCCTTCAAAGAAATATATGGGCAGCCCTTGGTCCTGACATTCCTGGATAGCTTGCTGTAATAATTGAGAAAAAAAAGGTGCTAGATCCTGAAAATCTCTGTTTATTTTTGTTACGTCATGTGTTATCAATGCGCACCTCCAGCTAAGAAAGGATCTTTATGCTGCCTCCAACTGATTATAACCGCATCAATATCATTGTTCCTAAAAGTGAGAAAAAAAAGATTGTCGAATGGTGTAGGGAAAATCGCTACACCCTCACAATGGTGCTAAGACAGGCTTTAAAGGATTTCTTTAAGAAGCAAGGGGTGAAGTTGTGACAAGACCACACATCTCAACAGAAGACGTTTTAGGGCTTTTAAACGCACAATCCAGAAGCCAACTGACTGAAGAGGATTGCCATGAGTATTTTAGCAGTTTTGAAAAAGATCGTAATCGGGTGGATCATTTGGTCAGCCTTATGGAGCAGTGCAAATTTTTTGCAGCCGATAACGAAAAAAGAGCCGAAGAGTATAGACAAGCCGCCGATCTTTGGGAGTCAAGACTTTCGTCATTACAGGGATATGGGATTCGGCTATTAAATGAGACCAAGATGAAATCACTTGAGTCTGAAGAGTACATTTTGGGCTTGGAGCAAGAAATGCCTCAAGTCAAATGTAGCCTTACCCGCCGTTATGCTACTGAGAACATGATCCCAGATGAGCTAATTTTTAGCATCCCCGAAAGCTATAGGCAGCCCAAAATTATCTGGGAAATGCGTAGCGACTATGTAAGGGATACGCTTTTAAGTGGAAAAAAGTTGAACTTTGCAAAGTTAATTGATAAGCAACGATTACGCATCCTTAACAAATCGGAGGAAACTTATGAGCCTAGAAATGATCCCTTTTGAGCAAATGCTTCCCGCCGCCAATAACTGGCAGCTTATGAAGCAGCAAGCAGGAGAGCTAATAAAGTCTGGCTTTCTACCAGCCGGAATTAAAAGCCCAGAGCAAGCCGTTGCCATTATCCTAAAAGGCAGAGAGCTAGGTGTCCCACCGATGCAAGCTCTTAGTCATATCCATGTGATTAACGGCAAGCCAACCATGTCAGCAGAGCTAATGCTTGCTCAAGTGTTAAAACTTCATCCTAAGACTAAAATTAGCTACCCAGAGCGGTCATCTGACAAATGCGTCATCAAAGTACAACGGGATGGATCTGAGCCAAGCACCTTTAGCTTTACCATTGCCGATGCTCAATCCGCTGGCCTTCTGAATAATCCTACTTGGAAAAAATATCCAAGGGCTATGCTTCATGCTAGGTGCGTATCTGAAATGTGCAGAAGTTTATTTCCTGATGCAATCGCTGGCGTATCGTATTGCCCAGAGGAATTAGGTGCCACTGTTAATGAGGATGGGGAGGTTATAGATGTACCGTCAGCCGAAACGAAACTGGATAATCCGCCTGCTAAAGTCACTGTGGTTGAGACCAAAGATGCGGCTGTACCCAACCATACCGCTCCTGCTACGTTCGACAAGTCAAACAAAAACCACTTAAAATTCTTGCTTGCCTTCCTGGAGAAGAAAAATAACCCAGGCATGATGAATGAATTGGTCAAACGAATGGAAGGAAAGCCAGCTTTAACCGGAGTAGTTGAGGCTGAGTATGCTTTGATTAATCCGGATGCTCCAGACAAGGAGCCAGAGGCATGAGATTTATCGAATTACATTCAAACGAAGGTGACAGAATTATCGTTAATGTAGACAAAATTATTACCATTGAGCCAACATTTGACGGCAGCTCTTTGACTTTGATTGATTCTCAGTTGGAAGTCAGAGAAAAACCGGACGATATAATCTTAAAAATAAGGGGATGATTTTGAAAAATGGAAAATCTAAAAGAACTTCTAGCAGATTGGACGATAACATCAGCCGCTTATATTCTGGCTCTGATTATAATGGCTGGAGTCGCAGCGAAGCAGGTTTTTGGGCTGGTTTTATCGGCTATATGGCGTTAATCGTCGGACTTTTTTATTTGGTAGTTACTTATTATATCGATCAGGAGAAATGAAATGCCTTACTTAAATAATTGTTCTTTTATGGGCCATGTCGGTCAACCTGCTACATTGAAGCAATCCAAAGACGGCTCAAAAAATTGGTATGAATTTACCCTAGCAGTGAGCACTGGCACCGTAGCGCAACCTGAAACTATGTGGGTTAAATGTAGGGGCTTTGGCAAAACCGGAGAGCGCATGGCAGAAAAAGTAACCAAAGGAGACGCTGTTTATGTCACTGGAAAACTTAACTGTAAAGCCTACGCAAGAAAGCAAGATGGACAGCCGGCCGCAGATGTCAGCCTCTTGGTCAATGAATTTGTCTGGCTTCGCCCATCTAGCAAATCCGACGCAGCAGCCGTCACCATTCCAGAGTTTGACCTTAAACCAACTGAAATCCACCCAGGAGCATCTGCCTTTGGGGATGATTCAATTCCTTTCTGAGGCTAAAAATGCAAACTGAAAAAGAATATAAAAGACCTATACCAGATCCAGGCAGGTGCCCATCCTGCGCTGGAAGGTTTGCTGTCACAGAAAATGGTTACTATTGCACAAGCTGCGGCTATATGGGTTGGTTTACTCATGATCAATACTTTGAGGACTAAAATGCCAAGCTACTACGCAAAACAAGACAATAAGATTTACCGCTTTGATTGTTGGGCTGATCTTGAAGTCCTGTCTGGCAAGGATCGCTCATGCTATGGACGCAAGTCCCTGTCAAAAGCAATTAGACAACATTTAGGCAATTGCCGTACAATAGGCAAATGGGCCGCAAAACTAGAGGGGTGGATCGATGAAAAAAATCAACCTACAGGTGAATACATTAAAGGCAATTCGGCCTGGACTTGATTGCGTAGTCTTGCCCATCCTCTTAAAACCTGGGGGGATGGATGAAAATTAAAGACTTAAGCACAGAGCATCCTAAATCGACTTGGTACATAGAAAAACGGTGGGCAGCGATCGTAGAAGTTCTTAAAGCCGCCAAAGATGTTTTAGACTCCGTACCTGCCTCTCAAGTTACTTCCCTTCCATTTCCATTTACAAAAGCACATCAAAATTTATCTGACTGTATCAACCAATTGGAGGATATTGTATGAGAGCTAGTTTTGAGTTTGATTTACCGGATGAAAATGAGGAATATAAAATGCACGTTAAAGCAGGAGATTTTCATTGTGCCGTCTGGTCATTCGCTGAATGGATAAGAGGCGTTTGCAAGCATGGTAATCCTAATGACTTTAATGCAGATAAATGCAGAGAGAAATTTTACGAATGTATGCGGGAATATGATGTTGACTTATAATTAGTCAGCAAATTACCGCTATTCGATAATCAATGGTAAAATCAACTTACATAAAAAGTGAGGTGATTATGCCAGCATGGATTATCTATCTCCCCACCATTATTCAAGCCTTAGTACAGTTAGCCAAGCTCCTATTAGATCTAGCAAAAGAAAAAAAGCAAGACGATATCAAATCATGTGCGATCGCTATTGAAGACGCCAGACGCTCCGGTGATACCTCAAAGCTAACAGAACTCATTGAAAAAATGAGGAAAGGACAGCCATGCGATTGATTGACTTTGTTGTCTATGCGTTTTTAATTTTTTGCGTATATACAACGGCTAAAGCCGCAGAAGATGAGCCTACCAAATCAGACTATAAAATGGCTAAACGATATGGCTATCTGCGAAGTGATGTGCTTGAAGCCCATGCAGAGGCCAAGCAAAAAACAGACGTAAAGAAATTAAACAATGAAATAAAAGCAAAGTTGTCCGGAACTGTCTTTGAAAGAGCTGAATTAATCGAAGATACTTTAGACAAAATGATGGAAAAAATAACTGCCGTACTAATGGCAGAAGGCCATGACAAGCTGGCTGAAGACATTGGCTATGAATACGAACAGTTTTACCAGAAAGCATTGACCAGGCATCTGCTAGGCTTTGATGAGATTGGCGACCACCCGCCTATGAATGAATGGTTGGACAGCGTACATGAGCGCATCCATGAAGCTCTTGGGGATTTTGTTTGTCAGTATTTTAGATTTCATGACATATACATTTTAAATCATGGAATACCTGTAGTATTTCGGCCAGCAGCTTATGATCTAAAAGACTACAAAGACCATTTCGCAGGCCATTTAATTTGGGGTTGGTACTGGGAGCATCATGGTGTGGCTGGCGTAGTAGCTTTTTGGTTAGTAGACGGTGCCTGTATTGCCGGAAGTTACGGGCTAGGAGTCATAACTTTCGTTTGTACACCGATCGCTACGCTTGCTCAAAATGTAATGGACAAGCACATTGCGCCGCCAATCGCTGAATCCATCTGGCAAAGAGCGCAAGAGGATTATTAAGGCTTCTCTGGCAGCCATGGCAACTGCTAACCCGTGGCTTGTTAGCTTAACTCCGCGCCCGATTCTAATGACAATAGCAAAGCCTAAAAGCCTTCTCATCTTTCCTAGCCTTTGGGTTATGGCAGGTTGAGTAAGGTTTAGCTTTTCCCCAATTTCAGTGACCGATATCTCATCGATCAACAGGGATAAAATTATCAAGTCATCAATATCTAGGCTTCTCAAAATCATAAATAAAAGGATATAATATACCCATCATAAAGCAATCTCCGATTCAAAAAAGGTGATTAGGAAGGCTGAGCGGATATGCTTGGCCTTTCGTTTTATGATATAATGAAAGAGCTGCGTTCTATGTGACCTTGAAGGGTCCCCTTCAGTCTCTCGGGGGACCTTTCATTTTTGAAGCAGACGCAATAAATTCCCTTATTTCCTCTTTACTTCGCAATACAATGGCAATACCGCCAGTGAGATTTAGCTTTGTAATCCATTCAACTTGCTCCGGCGAAAGCCTGCCTTTGTCAGTTTTCAGCTCAATTGCAAAAAATTTACCTGATGGCAATACGCCAGCAATATCTGGAAAGCCCTTAATAGGGCTGCATTTGCGGATCATTTTGCCGTTGATGCTGTGCATTACTGGTCCATTAGGCACCCGCCAGTAAACAAGGCCAGATTGCTTTAAGCAGGTTAAGGCAAAACTTAAAAGCTCTGATTCTTTCATCGATACCTCAAAGCAAAACGGGGAGCGGTTGTCGCTTCCCCGTAGCAGGCGTTAGAGTTTAATAAATTAAGCTCTTAGTTTTTGCGCCAGCGCATATAGTCTTAGACAAAGATCAATGCCATCTTCAATGGCCTCCTCAATTTTGTCCTGGGGTAAGTTTAACTCATCTTTAACCATTTGTGCTAATTCTTCAACGTCTTCTTGGCCTAATTCTGATACTTCAGAAGGTATTTCTGAAATTCCATCAATTACAGATGGAATATTATAAAGTAATGGCAACATTCCGAGGGCTTCTCCTCTGCTTATTTTGCCATCGTCAGAAGCTTCCCCAATAGCATTGGCAAGAGAACACATGAAACTTAAAACATCTTTTAATTCCTTAGCCTTTGCCATTTTATCCCCCTATTTTTTCTTTTCAATTTCTCTGATACGAACTTCATGATCTTTCATAACTTCATTTATCTGGCCTAGCTTTGTGGATAACTCTTGTATATTTCCGGCCATAGCCTGAATGTTTTTAGACATTTCACCGATAAAAGATACACCGATACTTACTATCCCGATTATCAGGGCTATCATAAGATGATTAATGTTCTCATGTAGCTGCTTCATGCTATTTATTTTAGCATTAAATCTGTCCAGCAACAAAAGCGGCAATCAAAAAATCTACCCCATCATGTATCTTGTCATAATTACAGGGCTTCCAATCATCGCCGAAGTCTCTTTGCCACAGGTATTCCTCACAGCGATCTTTCGCAGCAGGCAACCTATCTCTGGGAAATAGACTTTCATCTAACAAAATAGCTATTGTATCGGATTGATCGCCGTCTGAGAACTTGTGGTAGATAGCTTGCATGAGAGCATTGCTAGGATTTTCGTCTTTATATTTTTTGATTTGCTCATATTGCAAAGAGTCGATGGAGCCGTTTACCATCCATTTATTTATTAAATAGATTGCGTCTAGGTGCTTCTCATATCCAGCCTTTGTGGTCTCTTTTATCTGCACCTCAACTTTCCATCTACCAAGCATCTGTTCAATCAAAAATACAAGCGGAGGAGTTAAGAATGTACGGCTAAGCGGGCCTCTGCCCATTACCCATCCATTTTTCTGACCATACGCATATATCTCTTTGATGTTTTGCTGATCATTGCTGGCGTACAAGTAAGGCAAAAGCATGATAAACATATCCTTTGAAATGTCTGATTTGCTTTGACCGTCATCGTAGCAACGCTTCCCAGGATTGCGATACCACCGCCCAGGCTCCCCCTCTGCGTCAGTAATGACTGTATCTGAGCATCCACCGGATAACTTGCAAAGAGAAGTAAATCCCAAAGAATCGCATCCACCTTGATGCGCCCATCCTTTATGGAGAGACTTATATAATTCTGCCTTAGCAACTACGTCCGGATTGATTGTAGTAGGCTTTTTAGGCTCATGCTTTCCGCAAGAGACAAGCAGCAAAATTATAAATAATCTAAACATTATGTCTTTTATCCGATTCTAATAGCAAAACCTTGAACAGTTACAGTATGATTTGCTCCAAAAGCCTTAGCGGCTGCAAAAATAGGCGTATCAGATGTTAAATTAATTGTTGCTGGCAATCCTGTCCATCTTCCAGAAAAAGCATTGTTGTGATAAGCATAACACACCTCAGAATAAAAAGTTAATCCAGAAGAATTACAAAGATAAACAGACTCACCAGTAGAACCAGCAGCAGTTGTATTAACCCATCCAAAATACAAAATCCAAACACCTGGCGTTAATGTTCCAAGTGATGATGTACTTGGTGTTGCTCCAGCTGTGTTTGCCGATATGTCTCTATTTGTAAATGTTATTTTTTCAAAAATATAACCTGATGGCACAACTGTACCACTTCTGTCACCGACTATATTTCTAGCTGATACTGGGTATCCTATTGCTGCGCCAGCAGATATTTTGCGGACTCTCCAATAGCCTGATGATGTAGACCAATTCGTTCCAGCACTTCCATAAGTTGCGCCACTAGGATAAAGATATTGACCAAAAGTTACGTTTAAATCTGTTGAGCCAACTTGAACAGAATCGATATTCATACCATAAGCGGTTATATTTTGTCTTTGCAATGACCCAAAACCAGATGTTGCGTCATATGATGATGTCAAAACACTCCAAGCACTTGTTGTGGTTCTTCTTGTTTCTAAAAAAATTGTATCTGTTGGTAAAATTGGAGACTGAAACCTAACCCTTTTAAATCGAATTGCAGTTAATGGTCCTGGCATAGTAGAACCATCTGGCCCATTAATAAATGATGTCAAATCATTTGTATCAGATGTGTTTGAATTGCTTGCATATTCTTCAAGCGTTCTTTCTGCCAATGTTGTTGTGCCTAAATTTTCCCACTCAGAAATTGGAACTTCAAAATATAATGATTGTTCAACATTATTGCCAAAAATAGCAGTAGAATTTATTTCGCTTAAATTTTTTGTTGTACCATCTGCAACATTTGTAAATGATACATTTGTCGTTTGACCAGACGCAACAAAAACCAAAGCCGCATTTAAGTTTCCAGAAGTTGTTAATCTTTGCGTTGCACAAGTTCCTACTATTTTTAATTGGGCCGAAGAATTAATAGTCAAATTACTAGGTATACTTATCCTTCCAATTGTTGCCAATGGAACTGTTCCAGATGTAAATTTTATCTGTGCTTGAAGACTTGTTCCAATGCGTCTCCATTTAGCATCTACACCGGTTACAGTTCCGAACCCAGTAAAAGTCGGTGTGTATGATTGCCAATCACTTACAATTGCGCCTTCAATGTATTTATTAGGACCAACAAATAAGCTATCTATTTGCAGGTCAAAATCTTCAAATGATATTTTTCTAAATCTTAAAGCATATAAATCGCTAGAACTATTTGAAGTTATAAAATAACTTTTAAATTTATTTGTCCCACCAGGAATAACAACGCCCTTTAAAGCCGATGCGCTTGCTGTTCCGGCTGGTATAATTGTCTGTTGATAAACACCAGATGAATTATATCTAATGACCAAAAGCTCATAAGCAGTCGGTGTAAATGGATTATATAAATCGAACTCAATACCAACTGTGCTTCCAAGATCCATTCTGTCTAATGAAAATAATGGTGTTTCAACAAAAGCACCAATCACAGAGGCAGTAGAATTTATTTTTAAATCACCAGTCTGTCTTAATGGGCTTACTGTATTGTTTTCTACAGTTGCTCCGGCAAGCGTACTCTGTGCCCACTTTAAATTCTCAACGCCATCTACTGTTCTATTGCCAGTGTCACTTGCTATCGTAGCAGATGCAATTGATACAGCTTTGAGACCGTCATACCAATCTTGGAGATAATTGCGGCCTGTTCCAGCTCCGCCTGAACCTACTTCGCTTTCTACTCCAGTGTCATCTTTTTTATACAGCTTGCCGTCTACTTTTGCATAAACCCTTAGCTTGCCAGCTCCAGGAGCGGAGGGTGCTGTCTCTTCATTAATGTCAATAAAGTTATCAATTGTCGATTCTACAAGTGTCTTGTTTGACATTTGCAAGCTTGTGGTTGTTATGTCTGAAACTGTGGCAAGCGTTCCAGTTGTAGGCAGCGTAACGCTTGTGCTTGCCGTTGTCGTTAAAGTTACAGGATGATTACCTGTTCTAGTTAAAGTTGCTGCATCGTTATTTGATACGCCAGTTCCGCCTTTGCTGGGTGCTATTGTACCAGTAACCATGGATGAACTTATGTTGCTAATTGTATTTAGGCTGGCGTTAATTGTTTTATTAGTCAAAGCTTGTGCGCTGCTAAGGTCAACAATTTCAACTTCTGAGCCTAAATTTCCTACCTTAAATTTGCTTGCAGCCGCATTGTCATAAACAAGGCTTCCCTTTGTTCCAGTCCTGTCAACTGTAAGTCCAGCTCCGGCTGATGTTGCATCATTTCCACCCTTGTTTACAGTGATGTTTTTGTCTTCTACATCAAGTGTGTCGGTATTAACTGTAGTAGTTGTTCCTGATACAGTTAAATTTCCTGGGATCTGAACCGTAGAATCAGCATGACCAAGCGTCAAATTATTGGCACCCACAGTAGCTCCAATGGTCAAAGCTCCGGCTGCTTCAACATCTAAAGCACCGTTTCTAATTTTTGTTCCATCAAGAAAGCCGTTTTTTATTGTTTTGTTTTCAAGCTCTTGTGCTGCAAGAGTTAAAACAACTGTACCAGTCTCATTTGGAAATGAGTAAACCCTGTTGGCTGTTCCATTAAAATCAAGAGTATGAGTTACGCCAGTCAATGCGCCGTCAGTGTCTAGTACAACCTGCTTTGTTGCATCGGTTGCATTGTTTTGCATAATGCCTGTACGCCAAGCTCCGCCAAGATACATCCTTGGAGCTTTTAAAGTAGTATTTAAATATATAGAACCTTCTTGCACTTCATATTCTACGTCATAGCCCGCATCGTCTGTAAATGTAGGCAAAGAATTTATTGCCGTCTCAAGGGTTAAATCCGCTGGCGGTGTGATGTTTGTACCATTTGCGAATTGTAGCTTTTTTACTGTAGGCATTTTACTCAACTCCCCTTATCTCATTTACTTTGACGCTTGTAGTTGATCCTGACTGGTCAAGTGCCACAATGACACCTTTGGTTGTCTGCTTTGTGTCAGCAACGGCCGTATTTTGTATTTCTACAATATCACCGATTGAGCTGGCTAAGTCTTCGCTTGCAGTTGCTAGGCTATATTCTACCGTTGGGCTGGCAAAATATCCAGCAATTGCATCCCGTCTAGGGGCTATATTTTCAAGCACATGGGTTACTTTTTTAGTTTTATCAACCTTGTGTAAATACTTAACAATTGGGAACTCAACTACCGCCTTTGGCCCTATATTTTCAAGAGCGGCAAGGTTATTTAGCTGAGGATTTTCAAACTCAATCCGGCTGGCTAAATCTTGATAATCAACTGAGCTAGAAGTCTGGCCTTCAAGCATATTAATAGGGCTTTTTATGCTGTCTACAGTCAAAGCTGATGGGTTTTTTATCAACTCATACTCAACCTGGCGGCTTTGATTTACCCTAAGAAGGCCAATAGTTGACGATGTAATGGCCTGAGCCGCTTCTAGGTATGACGGAAACTCTTGCCCATCAAGTGGGAATGTCACAGATACGTTAGCATCAAGATCGGCTGCGGCTTGTGTAAAGCTTGCGTCATTAACTTCCATGCCAGCAGATTTGACTATGAACTTTAAAGCATCAGAATGGTTCATTGATTCTGATGGGCTAAATCTACATTTAACTATCGATGTCGCTAGGTTTATTTTTGAATTTGGACCAAGCGTAAATCCAACGGTATAAACTGTTTTGCCTCCAATATCATATTCAGGTGCGCTAAAAATAGAAGTGATTGGCAGATATTTAGTTATATAATTGAATCTGTCTTTTAATTGTAAATTACCAGATCCAGTATCTACTATTTGAACTAAATCGTATTCATATTCTGCTGTGTCATCAGCCTCAACCCAAACGCTAAGACTAGGAAATGTATTGTCACTTAAAGTTATTGCCGCAACAGTTTGCTCATTTGGTAAACCAACCTTGTCCCATTTCACTCCGTTGTCATATATTAAAGTTATTGCAAGGTTATAATCTTGACCTGGGATTATATTTGAACCATATCCAGATATAACACCGCAGCTTACTTCCCCGTCTATTCCGTAAAATACGGGTCCAGGTATTACGTCACCAATTTCTCCGTTAAAATTAGACAGATTTGCAAGTCTTACAAAAATCACCCTATTGACTACGGTTATAGTTGTAGGCTCTGATTTTCCGTCATTAACTCCACCGTCATCTATGACTTTTGTTCCTGTGATTATTTTTTTAAAATTTAAAATCTTTGTATTGCTTCCAGCAAACATAGGTCCAAAAGTTAAAAGCTTAACTGGACTGACCGACCTTCCCGCAAGCCAGTAGCTCTCAAGAGCTTGGTCAGTTTCTTTCATTCGATAGGCTTGTTGTCCGTCTGAAAGATGATAAAGCTTTGGTATTATTGTTGTTGTGCTGAATGGATCAATGTGCTTATAACCAAGACTTACTGTGTATGGACTAGATTTCCCAAGAGTAAATGGTATTTTTTTATTTTGGTCATCAGGATTTGGGCTTGCTGTTATTCCAAAAATGCTTTGACCTTTAAAGATTTCGGATTGTTCTCTTGTTCCAAATGAAGCGGTGTTATTTAGCTTTTGAAATGTATCAATTATTGATAACGATACTGTTCCGTAGTTGTATCTGAATGAAGCAACTTCACCGTCAAAAATCTTACGGTTATTTTCCGCTGAATCAATACAAGCCCAGACTGACACAGGACAAGAGCTTAGGCTTTCGTATTGGCCGCCAACTCCAATAGTTGGGCTTGGATCTGGAGTACCTACTAAACTTTGCGCCCATCTGTCGGTAGATATAAGCTCAAGATTTGAGCCGCTTAGACTGAAGACGCCTTCGGCTATGTTTTGCATTGACTGGGAAAATCCAGAATAATTGGCTATTAAAGGCTCCCATTTGGCATCTGGAAGGCCGGAAATTCCTAAAGTCTCTCTGTGCTTGGTCCCAGTAAAATAAAGATCATGCTCCAAAACAACTACGTTAGAACCAAAGCCACCAAATTCTAAATCAAAAACCGCTGTGCCTGTTCCAGTTCCGGTGGCCGTAGCCTGAAAGCTTAGTCCAACAGTGTTGCTTGCTGCTCCGTATAGCGTCCAATTTGTAGTCCCAACTGTTTTAATTTTATAAAACATTCCCTTAATAATTTGACTAGCTGTAAATGTTGGGCTTGTAATTATTAAATTGCTTGAGGTGTTTGTATTGTAAACATAGTTTGATGTTGAAAGCAGATAATCATTAATAGTTATTTTATTTATATTTAAATCTGTTGGAATTGTATAAGTAAAAATCTCAGGCACCAAAACAAGATTGCCAGATCCTTTGCTCAAAAATCGCCTGGGAGTCATGCGAACTAAAAAGAATCGCTCTGAAGCGGAAAGCTGTGCCTTATCTTGAAATGTCACCGCTTAACTCCTAAAGCTATTCTTGCTCCGGCTGAGTTGCTAACTCCTACGGGATACCACCAATCAAGCCAGACGCCTAGATAGGTATTATCTGTGTCTCTTGTGTAGCCAGTAACTTCTATGGCAATAGCGTAGGCAAAATCTGATTGTAACTTATAGCCTTCAAATGTAAAGGTAAGGTCTCCCATCCAATTTGCCGTTGTCTGGCCTATGGCAGCGTTATTAAATTGCTCCCAGTTGCTATAAGCTATCGGTGCTTTGCCTTCTGCTTGAGACAAAATAAGACGCATCTGATAATCAAATGCTCCTGTTTTTTTGTGATAAACCCTAAGATTTGCCAAAGACAGCTCACCGTCTGATGTTAATTGATAACTACCTAGCTGAGTTATTGGCTCATTTAAGATATTAAAATAACCCTCATAGGGATATTTAAAGATGCTCATAGCACCTCCCTAAGTTCAATTGATAAATTGTAATAATCCCTAAGAACATGCTGCAACTGTAAAGCATTAGTAGCAGCTACATAATGTGTCATCTGAGCAAGATTGCTGCTGACTTGCTTCTTAGGATCGATGCAAAGAAAGAATGGTTTTTCTATGCCTAGATCATAAAATAACTGTTCCATTTCAAGCAATTCATCAGCCCGCAAAAGTTGGACAGATATAGAACTAAGAGTTAAAACCTTTGGCCTGCGATCGATGTAAAAAGTACCGTTTTCAGATACCAATTTAACGCTTGTGTCTTCTCTGCTGCGGGTAAATCCGGTTGCTATATTTGTATTGCTGCAAATGACTGCAGATCCCATCCATGCTACGGCTATTTCTATTGCATCATTGGTAGGATCATCGATAAAAATGCGCCAATATCTACAAGGCTGAGAAGGATCGCCAGCAAAGAAAGCACCTTGGTCTGATACTTCAAAATCAAGATTGATCGGAAAATCATCAAGCCAATAGTCAATGTTATTGCCTTGCATTTTTATGCTGGCAGCACTGCATGAAAAAGCCTCATTCGCAGGTGGCAACAAAGCCGCAAAATCCATATTCTGAGGCATCCCAAGATCTACTTTAATCCATACGCCGTTATTGTGGCGCATTTCATCTGCTTCTATTGACGTTCCAACCTTGTCAGCAGTAGTCAAAAATCCAAGAGTAGACCATATAGCATTAGTCTGGTTACTCAATTTAAATGTTTTGCTTCCGCTTGTAGAAGTTATTTTAAAGCCATTTGCTACTTTTGATAATGTTGCTGGTATAAAAACCGGAACAGGAGCAAGAGGATCGTCTACTGCGGCGTTAAAGGCTGTAATTAACTGAGATTCTGAGTAAGTTCCCTCTGCGATCTTATACGTTGTCGCATCAATATGAACCTGGCAGTTTTTTGAGTGAATCTCAAAGCGGTTCTCCGGCTTATACAATTTACTTCTAATCCCTGAAATCGCATTGCTGAGAGGGTATCCCGCCTTAGCAGCAGTCGCCGATAAAGTGGGCGCATCCAAATAATTATTGTAGGCAAATCTTGCATTTTTTATTGCTGTACTCATGCTCTCAGCCTTGCATTTTGTCTATTCAATTGGAGAATTATATCAGCAAAAGCTTGCTCTTTCACTTTTGCCTCTGTCTTAACAACTATTGGACCAGATACCGCTGCATAAATAGCAGACAACATAGCAGAGTCACTTCCAGGTGCTTGTGATCTTTGGCTATTTAAAAATGCCCCAAGCTCACCTACCATATCCCTTGGTACAACTAACTCACCTGGCGTCAACATGGCTGGTACAGTATCGGTGCCTCTTGGTTGAAAGAATCCATCAGCAGCGTATACAAGGCCACCTCTGCTAAACCATCTGTCAAAAGTTTCGGCGATTAAACCTCTGCCCCCACCTTTGCCACCAAAAGCACTTGCTATGGCATTAATCAAATCAGCTATCGGTTGAAATAGTTGTCCAATTAATTCTGATAAAAATCCTAGAGCATCTTCTAACGGTTTAAACAAATCTTGAATCGGCTCAAAAATTGAGTTTAATGCGTCTGAGAAAAACTTGCCTATAGCATTACCAATTGCATTGGCACCGTTTACAACGGCATCCCTGAAAGCAACTGCCAAGGCTATGGCAATTCTAGGACTTGCTCTCAATAAAGCCCCTATAATTCTTTCAAGGCCGCCTTTAAATAGAAGGACATCAATCAATGTCTCAACTACAACTGGTATTGCATCAGCTATAGCTTCAATAAATTCTGGGACATACTTCACAAATTCTTCAATTACCTTTTTAACTTGCTCTGGACCTTGTGAAAGTAATCCGGCAATCTGTGTTACGGCTCCACCTATTCCTGGTAAAACCAAATCTGCTGCACTTCCAAATAATTGCGAAGTAAATTGCTTTGCTCCTTGCTCACCTTGTAATACTTGAGCTAATCCACCGCTCACTGCCCCAGCTACTGACTCAGTTGATATTGCATCGCTTGAGAATAAAGAACCTAAAGCTGTTCTTACAGGGTTGGCAAAGCTAGTCTCAAAATCTTGTCTACGTTTTTCAAGTATTGCCTTCCATTCAGCAGCGGCCTCTTCTGCTGCTTTTTGAGCCTCATCACTTCCTTTTTTTGCTGTATCTTGTTCAATTTTTAATAATTGAGCAGCTGTATCTTGATTAATCCTTATTCTTAAAGCAGATATTTCTTTTGCAGAAGCAGCTCCCGATTGTTTTGCAAAAGCATCAAGTTGTTTTAAATCATCTTTTTGCTTTTGTAGTACCTTTTCTTGCTCAGTTCCCCTGCCGGATATAATCCCGCCTTGAAACTTCTCAAATTGCTCTCTTGTCTCTTTAGCTTTCTTTTTTAATTCTTCTAAAGCCTTACCAGTTACTCCAAGATCCTGAGTTACTTTTTGTACTGGAAAAGATTGCAACCTAGTAACAAAGTCAGCAGTTGCAGAGCTTGCGCCTTGAGCTTGCTCAACAATACCTGCAAAGCCATCAGCAACCGCTTTAGACTGGCCGCCTATATTTATTTCTTGAAATGCTTGTAATTCTTGCTTTAATAATCTTACTTTTTCAGATGTCTGAGAATATGAAGCACCAATCTCAGTAATGGTGACGCCTATTGTGCTCTCTTGTTTTTGGCGTTGTAATGCCTCTGTTACTGCGTCTATACCTTCGGCTGTAAACTTTAAAGCATCTTGAACGGCAGGGCTTTCAGTTACAGTCTGACCTATTGCCTTTAAAAAGTCTCCAAAGGAGTTGCTTAATTGCCCAAGCCTTCCACCGAAAGTATCAAGATCCTTAGCAGCAGCTCCACCAAATTTCTTTGAAACCAAGTCGATGGCATCGCCAGCTTCTAGTTGAGCTTTAGTTAAATTTCTAAACTCTTCTCCGTAATTTCCAAGTTTTCCAACTGTTCCATCAAACGTACCACCCAAAAGCCTTACAGCAGATTCGACATCGGTGCCTGTAGCAGCGGCCAAATCAATAGCAGCAACCGTCAACTCTTTAGCTTTATCTGTAGAAATTCCAAAGTTTTGGGCTGTAATAAATGTAGATTTAACCAGGTCATCAGATACGCCGGTTGCATCTTTAATAGCATCCGCAAAGTCTAGGATGCCTTGAACAGTATCAGAGCTTGCATCACCTACGGCCAATAAACTGGCTTCAATCTGGCGGGTAAGTTTTGCATCCTCTACGGCATCATTTATTCCTTTTTGAATAGAAAGAAACCCACCGACAACTGCGCCAATGGGTCCGGCTAGTCTTAAGGCACCTGCTTTAAATGTATTAAAAAAATTATTAGATTGTTTCTCTGTATTGCTTAAAGCCTTTGTGCTTTCCCTGCCAAAGTCATCAATGGCCTTCTGCGCATCCTTGGCATCGACATTAATTTGAATGGTAACGTCATTTTCTGCCATGTTTTGACCTCATGTCTTCAGCTTGGCATTTATCCAGTTCAACGTCGATTATACCAAAAATCTCAGCTTTAAGCGCAGGTATGCTAGAAATATCTGAAGTCACTCCTAACTTCGCCAATCTCTTGCGTTGTATGTATTCAGCTACGAACGGTGCCGCCTCATTTTGTAGATTTGAGCCTCTATAAGAAGCTCTTGTCTGCATCCTGATGGCGGCCTTCAGCCGTTTCCCACTTTAAATCCGTTCAACATCATGGCCGCAACCTCAACCATGGTGCTATGTAGATCCTCAACATACTGCATATCGTCAAATGATTTGACCTCTTCTCCAGTATTTTTGTTTTTTAAACTTACTTCTACATAATGTGCCTGAGACATTTTGACCATTTCCCTGACGCTCTTCAGCTTTTGATGAGCGTCACCTTCTACAGTACCGTCATCCTTGACAGTAACTTGAAGTCTTTCTAAATAGTCAAATTTTTCATCAAATGTAGGCAAGCGGAGAACAATGAAGCCCTCCCAAGCCGCATTGTCTCCCTTGCACACCGTTGGCACAATCTTGATTGTTTTCACAGTTACCTCTTAGACAAAGGCAACATAAACCTCACCATCACCGTCTGAGTTTACAAAAGCTTGCAACTCAAGATCTAGCTGCGCCAATCCATCGGCATCAGAAATTGAGAATGAGGAAATAGTTGCGGTTGGTACATACAAGCATCCTGCCTTACCTGGTGCCCAATTACCACCGCTTTTTTGACCAAAGCTGTATTGAAATTTAACATCTGTATTTGTACGGAATCGCTCAAACTGCTTGGCGTCATATTTCTCAAGCAAAGCAGATACGGCAATCGTCACAGTCCTAGCGTTGATGATCGATCCACCTACACCAGAGGCAGCGCATACGGATGGAATATCAGACTTTGGTGTGTCGATTGTCATCGATACTGAGCCAGCTTTGAAGCAAGCAAACTCAGAAGCAAGTCCAATCATAACCTCATTGTCTTTTGCGGCCAAAGGATCTGCAGCATCAAACGTAGGAGATTGTGGGCTGGATAGGTCCAAAGCTAGATCTGACTCATAGCTAAGTGCGCCAGTGTCATCAGCAGTAAAGCCTAGAACGGCTCCGGCTGTATCTGTGCCAGTTGCCCAGTCAATAGAAAGAACTCCAGCAGCTTTGCTAACAGTAAACTTTCCAGTAACAGAGCTATAAGCACAGGCGATCGCTGTACCAGCAGCCGCAGTCATAGCAACGGAAACGGCGTCAGCCAATTCAATTGGAGTCTTATAAAGTTTTTGCTCAAGCGTAGCTGTTACAGTTCCAGCTCCTACGTCTAAATCAATCTTATCAGCTCCGGCTTCGATTTCCATAGGATCGAAGTAATAGCCTACACCTTCAAGGCTATAGCTTGCATTGATAAGCTCACCAGCGGTGATATCGATGCTTGCAGACGTAACCCTGGATCCTGCCATAGCTTGCAGTGCGCCACCTTGTCCAAGGTAATGCCACAAAGTCAATGTAGGATGAGCCTCATTTGCTGGCTTATAGAGTACGCATTTACCTAGATTTGTAGCGGCTGGAGTAGCCACAGGAGTTTGAAAGCTAAGAGCTAGATCATCGCCTGCAACGTCATCAACGCAACGGATGCGGTAACCATTGGCTGCGTCTTTAATTAGAACAGCTTGACCTCTTTCAAATTGTGCGCCTTCTCCTGCGCCAACTTTAAGAGCCGATACTGTAGATCCGGCAGCGGTATCGTATTCAACGGCCGCAACTGATTTTGCACCCATACAGGCTTCAAGCAAAAGGCCATAATTTGGCTCTTGGCCTTCTACACCAGATGCTCTGAGATAATGTGACAACGAAGCAGTTGGAGCTTCTGCGCCAATAATTGCTTTTGCTTGACCAATGGATGCTTTTAGCTCTGCGTTCTCAAGCAGGTTAAAGCCACCTTGCATAGTAAAGTCATCTTGTAGCGCAACATAATCGGTTGCTGCGGATGGCTTCGCAGGAGAACCTTCCGTAACTTCTTTTTTAATAGCTAGAACGCTATTTCTTGTTTGAATCGATGCCATCCTTGGCTCCTTTAAATTGATTAGCTGTTAGTTGACAGGCTCCTGATATTCTACCCGTAAAGTTATCTCTAGCGCAAGATACTTGGACTCTGCGCCTTGGATATAATTAATGCCAGAATCATCGGTTATTACTGCTTTAATGCACTTAGTTGACAGTGTTGAATCTGTCTCAAAGGCTAACAAAATAGCCCTCTGAGCGTCAACAATATCCTTCTCGACCGATGCTCTGCCTTCGGTATCATTCTCAGTATTTACGACCTGAGTTACAAGGCCAATAGTGTAATCTCTTTCCCAGGTAGCTATGCAGCCTACATATCTTTCTGTGTTTGTTCCTGCGCCGATAGCTAAACCAAAAGCCTTGCGAAGTAAGATTGCTGTATTTTCATCAAGGCTGTAAGGATTTGGCACCCGTTTAAACTCTGGCAAAACAAGCTCAAGTTTATCGATTATTGCTTCATAGATATCAGCTACAGGTGTCGTCATCTTGTCATAAATCCTGATTTTCTAGTAATTTCATCAACTTCCACATGGCCATTTTGGTTTACGTCAATCGCAAAAACTCTGCTGGCCATTTCTTCTTGAAAGCGTTTTTTAGCTTCATTTACATGATCCCGATATGGAGCACCAAAAGCTTGGTAAATCATTTCAGCAACCTTATGAGCCGATGCGTCTTCAAAGACTGACCAATCCATTATTTGGCCTCTGTCTATTGCTATATTTCTCTTTCTCAGATCTTTAACAATAGCTTCAGCAGCCATGAAATGTTGCTCATCCCAGGTAGTTTTCCCAGTCTTAAAACCGTTTAAAATTGTTGATTGCATGAGGTCAGGGTACATTGAAGCCATCAATGTGTCATCAGAAAATTTTTGCCCAATATAAGCAACTCCGGCCGTAAAATCATTAGGCCAAGATATGCGCATCCAGTAACGGTTATAGATTTGAAAGCTGCTAAGACCAACATCTTCGCTTTTTTGCTCAGAGTTCCAGCCGCCGTCAATATGTAAAGACCAGCTGATACGGCCTGATTTAGACATTTCTTCAGTTTGATCGATAATATCTACAACATCATACCAACTGCCGTTATACCAGACCTCAATAACAGGCGCTCCAGATCCACCAGCAGCAGGAGTAGTTAATTGCATCCAAAGATTATTGAAAGGACAGTTTGCAGCTATATAAATATGCTTTCCTGTCTCATAATTAAGTGCATAAGTACCTACCCTGAAATCCCCAACTGCAACGGAAATATCAGTGGTATCATATATGACTCTTTGAGTAATTAGGCTGACAGTCATTTTTACACCTTAGAGACAATGGGCAGGGGGATTTCTCCCCCCGCCTTTAGTTAATTATGCTTCGATTGGTGGCAGTTCTCTTGCTGGTAATTCTTTTTCTTCTTTAGGTAATGGTAATGGTGCAGGCATTTTAAATCTCCTTATTTAAGATATTGAATATGTACTTTGTCTCCAGCTTCAAGCTTGCTTGGGCTTGGATCTACCAAGTCACCAATGAAAGTAATGCGGGTAACTCCACCTACAGTCGATAGCGTATAGCTTTCGCCTTCAATGTGAACGACACCGCCAGACATAACAAGCATTGTGTCAACAGCAGCCAAATGAGCGCAGTCTACATATGCGTTAGCGATATCGCCAGCGGATAAAGTGAATGTCTCTTTTTTGCCACTTAATGCACCACCGCCTACGGCAGCGTCAAGCTGTGCTTTTGTAACAGCATCTTGAGGTGCTGTACCGTCTGCTAGGTTGGTTATCTTGGCAGAAGTCATATCAAGCTCACGGGCCTTGACCTGTACTTTACCTCTAACACCTGTACCACTTACGGCCGCTGTCTCAAGTTCGATGTTACCACCAGATACGTTTGCTTGAAGACCATAAGCATCTGGTTGAATAAAGATGCTGCGCCCTGCACTGTCACCCGCTGGATCATAATTTTCCATAGCAGACAGCAAGTACATATCTGTACCGGCACTTGCATGAACATACGCAAAATGGAACATCCATTGTTTGCCCCAATCACCCATATTATGAGCGTTGTTTGCAAGTGGCTTAATCATTTGCGATTCAAGATCATGATTGATCTTTGGCGACATGGCGATCAATTGGCCGCCATTTAGCTTTTGCGTAGACTTTCCTTGTGAGACAAGGTCAGCGTCAGCGTAAGAGCTAATGCCATCAACAATCAAACTTTCGACGTACATTCCTCTCAAGAAAGCAGAGCAACGACGACCAAAGTTATCTACAGTTGTGTTTAGCCTCAGAGTTCCAGAGCAATAGCCACCAGTTGCGCTAAGGATTGTTGCCATTCCACCATTTGGGTGCTGGTTTAACGTAATGTTGCCAAATGCAATGTTGTCTTTCCAGACGCCTACGTTAATGCCGCTGATCGTTACTGCGCCAAAGAATTGACAGCTATCAAACTGTGCTTGGGCAATAGCGTTGTTGTGGCCATTCATTGTCACTGCGCTGACGAAAGATACTTCTGTGAAATAAAGTTTTCCGGCAGGGCTTGTCACAGCCGCCCAGTCAAAATTACAAGCTCCGGTCAATATGATCCTAGCCATACCGGATCTGTGATCCTGGCTGGAAGGTGCATTAAAGCTTGCGTCCATCGTTACAGACGAAGCTGTAACTCTAACGCCTTCTTTAAGATCACCAACAACAAATACGTTTGGTTTAAGAGCCAGTGCGCCTTCAGTATATGCACCAGCTTCAACTTTGATGATATAACGCTTGCTAGGAGTAGCATCAGTGATCGATGCCATAGCAGCCGCGATTGTTGCAAAAGGCTTGGTAAGAGTACCATCGCCAGTTACGTCATCGCCGCCTTTGCTAACAACTTTAGTCTGAGCAATGCCAACAGATGTTGGGACTTCTTGCCAAGTAAGGTCGCCGCGCAGATACTGGCTAGTTGTTCCAGTTCCAAGGCTGTTTTGTTTTGCCAACAATTCGTCTGCCAAAGCAGCTTCAGCAGCAGAGTCGAAGTCTGTAATGTCAGCAGCAACGTGAGTGTGAACCAGGTCAGCTTTGCCAGAAAGTGCAGAAGCAAGAGCCAATTGCGCTCTTTCGTCTGTGAAGTAAAGGTTAAGTGCACCTTCAGCTACTTCATCAGTAGATCCTGGGCTTGCTGAGATCTCGATATAAACAGTGCCAGACCAACGAAAAACTTTGTTAGTATCCTGAGCAACGTATAGCTTACCTGCGCTGCCTTCTTCTGGGAAGGACGCAAGGTCAGCATACTCTTCAACATCATCGACATATCCTGGAAGCTGTGAAGATGGAACTTTGCCATCAACCAAATCAGCTTTGCCAGACAAATCAAGTGCAGCAACGGCAGCAGCAGCTTCATCGCTTGCCTTTTGATCGACGTAAACTTTTCTTGCTAAGTCTTTTGGATCGACTGGATCGTTGTTAGACTGGATAGCAATATCCTTGTCTACAAACTTACCTTTGACTAATGCCATGGTTTTGATTCTCCTTTAATTTTATCTGGTATAAGTGACTCTGAGTTTATCACCGACATCAAGCATACCATAAAGCGGAGTACCAACCCAACTCAGCACATTAATAGCAACGTTGTAGTCTTCACCATAAACTTGAGCACTTCCTGAAATAACATCAAGAGTTACGGAAGTTACGTCTATAGGTGTATGAGATAATGTGATGGATGAATTGCTAACTTGCAAAGCATCAAGAGTAAAATATTCCACCGTATAAATATTACTTGGTGGAATTGTTATTGTCTGATTTTTCCATAGACTTGTAACTGAATCATAGACAAGTGCTTGTCCATTAGTTACTCCGTTAATACTTACATTGTGAAGCTCACCAAGCTCAAAACCATTTTGTATTTTTACTTCAATGATACCTTCAGTAGGATGTGCTCTGACAACGTATCCACAGAATACTTGATGATTAGGTGCACTAGGTTTTGTTGTAGTCATTTCTCCGGCAGTAGTAGGAGATAGCCAAAGAATCTGGCCTTCTAAATACATCGAAGTATCTACGTTAGTTAATTGACCTTCTGTTACTGCGTAGCCAGTACCATTATGCAAAATATCTTGCTGTAATATGCCAAATGTTTTTGAGCTAGTTGGCTCTGAGCTTGCCAATGATTTCGTAACAAGTGGTCTATTTCCACTTGCTCCAGAAATATATACGACAGTCTTTTTTGGAATTGTCTCTCCAGTTTGATTGCGCACAACACAAAGCAGCTTCTCTGTGTTTGCTACAATTGTTCCACCAACTAGAGGCTCTGCAACTCCATTGTCTCTTTTGATTTTAAAAATCTGATCGTCTTCATCGTACCAAAGCCAGACTCTATTAGCCGCAGGTGTTACTGGTTCAGGTATCGCATTAAATCTGATTTTAGAATCTGACATTGATCGCCTCTTATGGCTCTAGTATCAGGGTGCCTTCAAGCAAAAGCGTCCCTTCAATTTGCAAAGGTCCAAATGTTACTGACTGCCTATATTCTACAATTCTAACGACAGTGTTTAATGGTATCGTACTCCAGCCACAATGCCAATCTGATCCGGCTGCTACTGGGATAACGAAAGCCATTAACTAAGCTCCTCAACTATGACAACTGGATTGCCTATTTCTGCCTTGGCAAAAACCAAAATGCTTTCCTTTACGTCCATGTTGCGCATTGATTGATCGTCAACAATTACGCCAACATAGCCAGCAATAGAAGGATCGTAGTTTATTTTAATTTGTGTGCCTGAATAGTTTTGAATGTTGAGAGCATTTCTATTAACTAACGGCACAGGAGGCAAAGCTGTCCATGCTGTATCTGACAACACAACTTCAGTTACCCTGCCAGCTATGCGAAGACCAGTAGGTGAAAATTCACCGGATACTTCACCGCTAAGAGTTGTTCGTACTACTACTTCGCCCGCATCATTGAGGTCGAACTTTTCGTACTCTCTGTCCTGTAACGCCTTCGGTAGAACCATTTTTATCTACCTTCTTTCTTATATCGCCAGTGAAATATGCAACATGATTTGAGCCTTGTTGCACAATGAAATGTATTTTAATTGGTGTTCTAATAGCTTTTAGTTGAGCTACTAAATCACCTGGATCTCTGCCAACAATATAGCCAAGAGTGTCATAAGGATTAAGTGAATCAAATTCTAGCATGAGAATCCTTAAAAATAGGGGATGAGGCCGAAACCCCATCCCCGTTTTTTGCTTAAATTAAGCAGTTGTAACTTTAATACATTTAGACCCGCCTGAGATGCCCAAGGCACATCCCCAGATGAGGTCTACCGATAAAAGTACCCCATGTTTGCCCGCTGGATGCAAATCAGACACTTTGATTGCCATTTCTTTTGCCATAACCATTAGCATAGCATCTGGATGCAAGAAATAAGCAGTACCTTCAGCCAAGCTGTTATCTTCTGCTAGTTGCATACCATAACGGCGAAGGCCAACTTTACCGCCAATTACAGGAGTGTCAGCAGCGCCAAAATCAGAGCTAACAAGCGTCTGAGATTGAAGGACATCGCTATAGTATTTTGGATCTAGTAGACCATACCAGCCCTTAGATTGATCCCATTTAGCCGTTGCAGCAAGTTTACGAACTTCAAGCAAAGCACTTGCGTCCATAGATGCTTTAACAATTTGGTGATCTGGAGCTGCGGCCGAAGGAATCAAAGCAGCATAAAGAGCAGAGTTAACTGCTTTTTCAACTGCAAAAACTAGAGCCGCCATTACTTCTGGATTTTGACGATCAATCAAAGACATCAGCTCAACTTCATCAGCAAATTCAAATGCTGCTGTGACGTGCTTGTCAGCTTTAACGTCAACATAAGCAGTAGAAAGAGCCGCTGGAGAGAATGTATTGCTGTCTACTGTTCCAACTGTTTTAGTTGTAGCAGCAGGAGCATTGACACTGTAAACCCGTACAGTATCGCCGCCTTTGCGGATTTCACCGGAGTAATCTTTGTTTACGATCGAACCTAGCAATAGGCTTTCACGTAGTTGCTTGGTTGCTACTGGAGACCAGTATTTTTGCACTTGGTATTGAATATCGGTTAAATTCGTACTTGCCATGTTATCACTCCTTGATATTTGGCTTTGTTAATTATTGTCCCCATACAATTTGATCCCGCCGCCACTTATTCATTTCGGCAGAATTTTTGAGAGATTTCCATTCTGATTCAGTTATCTTACCAGGTCCACCGTTTAGTCCTTGCGGAGCAGTAGCTGGTAGCTTGGCAGTTCTCTGGATCATTTCAGGCCATTGCTTTTTGAGTGACTCAGCCACTCTTGCAACGGTCATCTTGTCAATCTCACCTGTGTCTGGGTTTACTGCCACCTCATCGGTGTCAATAAGTTTATACCACTTTTGGTCAACCTGGCCGCCCAGAGCTTCGATTACCATGTTCAACTTCATGCCATGAGTTATGCGCTGATCCAACTCCTGTCGGGCAGCTTTTTCTTTGGCAAGTTCCTCCTCACGTGCCTTAAGCAGAGCTTCATAGTCCCCCCGCTTCCTTGCTTCGGACTCTTCCCGCTCTCTTTCCTTTGACGTTAGAGCTTCAAGTTGTGCTTGCAGCTTCTTTTTTTCGTCAAGTAGCTTTCGGTGCGTTTCATAGGCGATAGTTGACTTGGCTTCTTGATTCTCTGGCTGCGCCACAGGCTCACCAGATTGCTCCACAGGAGCTTTCTGATCGGTCATTTTTACACCTTCCATGGTTAAAAACTGTTAGAATTATATCACTTTACTCTTTCTTAGCAAATCCCCAAACGTTTTTCGATAAAATCTTACAATTTGTTTGAACTCAAGTTGAGATATGCGCATAAAGATACGCTTTGGCCTACCCTTGCCGCCGTTTTCATTGTATTGCGCTATATCGGCGTTACGCTTTCCATCATCCCGCCTACCAGTTGGCTTTATTTCTATGATCCCAGTCTTAGCCGTTGATATAATAGAATCAAGCATCTGGCCTGTGAGGGTAAGATTTGACCGGCTTGGCCTTGTGTTTTCAGATAAACCTTCAAACATTTTCCGGCGTTTAACATAATTAGGACTTAGTTTTGCCAGACGCTTTTTTGAGCCTAAATCTTTTTTGACTCCGTACCCAAGCCTTGTTCTTTTAACGATTAGATCTCTAGCAAAGACACCAACATCAACTAGCGCAGCCTTTTTAATTGATTCTGCTACAGTTTTTTCTAGTTTTTTGACGATGTTTTGAAACTGTCTTGTGCCAGAAGCCATCTTAATCCTTAACAAATTTGATTATTTTTGTTAATTCTGCTTCACTTATCCCCAAGAAATCCCTAGCTTTCTTTGGATCTGGCGTAGGTTTACCGTAAGTGCCTCTGATATTGCCGTCTGCTTTGGCGTTTTCTTCAGATCCTCTTTCAAACCCAATTACCACAGAGCGGCTAGTTTTATCTAGCACCGACAAAGCCGCAAGCATATCGCCGGATAATTGCAAATCTACTTTGTTAGTTTTTCCAGCAACTTTAAAATCTAGGCTTTCTTTATATGACTTTGAATAGCCAGGAAAGCGGCGGCCGTCCTTGTCTTTGCCCTGATCAGTACGGTTGACAATACGCTCAATGATAAGGTCTGCTACCTCATCCTTTTGATCTGGACTTAGGCCGTAACCAGATAAATCAATCTTGATTTTCTGCCATTTGGTCGCCATTGTCTTCCTCTTGACGTTCTATTGGGCCTGTCTCACCTTCTCTGGCTTCTAAATTAGTGCCCCGCTCCTCATCAATTTCCCGCTCAAGTTCTTCAATTTGAGCATAGGTCATCTGTGGGTTAAGCATAGCAATCGCTCTGCTACGGGTAGTAAATCCGGCCGCATACTCATCCCGCTGCTCTTGGATAAGCTGGCTACGTTGAGTGCCTGCTGGGATAACTGAAAATCTAGTAGTAACTTCAGCCATGCTTGAGAAAATTGTACGATTTTCAACCATGCCTTGAGATACCCAAATAGGGTGCATTTTGTGTAGAATCATGTCCCACATAGCTTGCTCTGCTTTGCCATATGTTACTGTCTGAGCTTGGCGTACATCGAACGTATCGGCCTCATCAATAATCTTAGCAATACCGCTTGCAGCCTGATCTGTAGTTAGATTACCAACTGCGCCTGTCTTAATACCTTTAGAACCAAGCCACATTGAAAGCTCTGACTCAATTAGATTTAAGACTTCCCTGTAATCTACTTCTGGTTTTAGGGTTCCTATTTCGACTTCCTTCTCAGGATCGTCAGACTTCAAGAACCAAAGAGCATTAGGCGCATAGGTTGGGTCTGCAACCTCACCATTCTTGACGTATGTAATGCTAAAGCTAGAGAACAAAGCAGCCAAGTTAAGGTCAGTTAATGCTGCCGGAATGTACTCAGCTAGGCGAATAGAATCTAAATCTGGATTAGGAATAAGACGCAGATTGCTTTGATTGACATAAACAAATGGCAATACGCCGTAAGGATTAACACCGTCTGCTAGTCCCATTTCCTCCATCGCAGCGAAGTCAATAGACTCATCAGATTTAACAACTGCAAACTCAGTATCAGTGTAAACCCAGTAGATTTCCCGTTTTTGAGAATCTCTGCCAGCAATTAAAACAACCATTGTGGGCTTTGTCGGATCTATTGGATCATCGCTATGAACAGCAAAGCGATCATTTGGAATAACTCTGACCTTTGGGCCATCTTCTGTGATGTACGGATGAATCAAAGTTGATCTGCAAGCATTATAAAGCCTGTTAGATTGGTGCATTATTTGATTAATGTGAGTTTGTTTTTCGTACCATGAAAGCAAATCGGCGTCAGCTTCAGAGCCTTCAGCCACTTCCCGCATAACTCCGGTCTGATATATGTTTGCAAGTTTATCAACGTATCTAGGAATGATATTGATTGGAACAATACGCTCCAGAGCATAGCGAAGTACCCTGGGAGATAACAAACGCTCAAGATTTTTAACAATATAAGGCTCAAGATTACCTTCAAGCAGATCGATCATTTTATAATTTGTTGCCAGTGTATCAGCCTGTGACTGAACTACTTTCTTAACTAACTTAGGATCGATCATTTCTAAAACTCCTTAAAGGATAACGGAACGCATTCCACCACGTTCCATGTCTGATACTTTCCTGACCATACAATAGCCTAGAGCCGTTGTTACGTGCTGATATCTTTTGGAATCATCCTCAACAATGTTAGCACCTTTTTTAAACGCAGTCAGCCTTAAGCCCTCATTAACTGTGGGACAATTATGGATAAATAAACGGATTTCTCCTTTTTCGTTGCGGCAATAGGCGTTAATTAGATTGTGCCTTGTCCTGATGGCCGGATTTGCTAATGGTACGCAATACTTATACTTGATATTGTTACGGTCTAAAGCCTCTTTGATTATTTCGTAGTCACTTCGCTTGCTTGAGGTATGTCTGCTTTTGCCTGACGCATCCCCATAGATTTCGTACTGCTTGCCTGGGACAATTATACCTCTGTCAAAAAACTCTTGAATAGCCTCATCAGTTCTGGCTCCGTCAATGATAACCTCATCAAAAACATGAAAGCAGCCGTCTTCATAGGCCATAGCTACTGCCGACAAAGGCTTGCCATCCCCGATGTTAAAGTCAAATGATATCAGGATGGGAGTTTCGGATCTTGGACGCCAGATGGTTTTATCACTCTGAGCTTCGGTGTCGTACTGGTAGTAGATAACTTCGTCTGCAATTTCAATCCACTCCCCGTAAAGCATTCGCCTGGCTCTTTTTGGGTCCAAGTCTGCTTTGAGTTGAGCAATGTACTGAGGTGGCAGAAATGGATTATCTTCAGTTCGAGAATAGTAGACGTGCTTTGTAGGATGCTTTGAATTACTACTGTTAGGCGAAATAAAGTACTTGTAAGCCCAATGGCCAGGTGAATCAGGGTTAGTGGCAGCAATAATAAGAGGCTTATTAACATGAGGCAACCTGCCCACCCGCATCTTAATTTCATGATAAGCTTGCTCGTCATCGCCAGTATTCTCCGTTAGTTCTTCAATCGCTGCGCCTGAGAGTTCAAGCGATCTTAGTTTACTATAACGTTTATCTGCCCAGGACTTGCTGATAATTTCAGAGCCATTTACGAACCATATCTTACCAATATTATCCCACACTCTGTAATAGCGGCTATCTATTCCCTCAAGATGCTCACATATTTTTAAGTAAAGCGTATCCTTTAGATCTGGCAGTGCCCGTCTACCAATTAAGAATCTGGCTCTATTATTTTCTAAACAGTGCCGGATAATGATATGCGCCATGAGGATAGATTTCGCAGAACCAACCGATCCAGACAAAAGCACCTCATGAGTACCTTTGCTGTAATCAAATGTATCTATGTCATCAATAACCTGTTTTTGAAACGGTATGACGGTTGGATCAAATTCTGTGAGAGTTGGGGTTGAGCCGATCATGTTTGGAGCGCAGGGGTCGGATTTACACCGCCCTCTTCCGATTGGAAACCGGACGCAACGCTATCTTTGCTTCCTGCGCGTTTTTTTCCAAGATACATGGATGCGCCTATTTCTGCAATTTTTTTATATGGTATTTCCGCTACAGTTAAACGCTTTCTTGCATCCTTATTTAAAAAATAAATATACCTAAGTTGATATCCATCAAGTGGTTTTGCTCCATTTTTTTTTGCGATTGAAGAAAGATATTCACCTGTTTTGCTTATAGTATTATCCAATGTTTTTCTGGCTATTATTTGTCCATTTGGCATTTTTAAAATGGTTGTATTTTTTTTTATACCAGTCAAAACAAATCCGCTTGCCCTATATATTGTCCCATCGCCGCACTGTGTGCCGTCCGCATAAGATATAACCCATTCTATATTTGGGTAATTTTTTTTAATTATTTTTAAACATATTGATATTGCTCTGCTTTCAGAATTTTTTGGAAGGCGATCTGTAAATGCCATTCTGTTTAATTCTAAAAAATCATGGAATTTAGTTCCAGATACCAATGCTACAGTTTTTCTTTTATCCATAGATGCGCCAAAAGAAAGCACACCTTCTAGGCGATCATTTAAAAATACACCAAAATGAAGCTGGCTATTTGGTACAACTTTTCCGCTATAATGCACCCGCTTTACTAAGGCAGCAGCATTTTGCGATGATATTGGTTTTATTATTATATCTTTTGCGCTCATTTATTTTCCAAATAATTTTTGGCTATAAAATAAATCGCATTACCATTTGCATTTTTATTTTCTTCCCCATCAAAATTTTCTAATTCTTTTGCTTTTTCAATAGCCATTTTTACAATTTCAGATTGATGGTCTGATAAAATAAATGCCATTTGCTGGAATGGCTCTTTTTCACCTTCCTTTAAATCTGGCAAATCTATTTCTTCAACTTTTGCTAATATGGCATTTAATTCTTGGTCATTAAAACCCAAATCATCAAGCTCCCAACCTGATTCTTTAAGCTCTCCCAAGATATCGCCAAGCACTGGGTCATCCCATTCTGCCAGCTCTGCGCTGCGATTATCAGCGATAGCGTAAGCAGTAGCTTCATCTGCTTTAAGGCCAGAGCGTCTAATGTCGATAGTATCCCATCCTAATCGCTTCGCAGCTTCTAGCGTACCGTTTCCGGCTATGACAACACCGCCTTCTCCGACGACAATGGCCTTCTGCTGTCCGAACTTTGACAGAGAATCCATGATGGCCTTAATATTGCGATCATCATGCTTACGGGCATTTCTAGGATCAAACTTTAGAGAATCAATCTTTACCCGCTCATAGGCAAGAGCTTGAGGCATTTCTGACATTTAGTATTCCTTCTGATTTAAAAAATCTGCTATCTGAACTCCAAGCCAGTAAGAAAATAACCAGAGCGGACCAAATAGCCACTGAGAAAAAAGCCAAGCAATAGCAGCAGCCGGAATAACGGCAAATGTAACAAGGCAAGTCATCGTCCTAAGATTGTCACCGATAATAAAACCAGTAAACCATCCAAAGAAAATGACGGACAAGATTACAGTGATTACTGCTATTGCAAGGATGCTCATTTTTTCTTAACTACTTTTTTGACTTTTGTTTTTGTTTTTACTGGCACCATTTTAGGCGCAGTGTAGAAATAAGCACCCAAAAAAGCCTCCCAGCGATCTACGCAATACATCAATGGGGAAAGAGTTGCGCCGATTACTAGAGCAAGTGGCAGCGTCAATAGACCTACAAATAGTTTTAAAAATCGCATTACTTTTTTCCTTTCTTTTTTGGTTTACTTTTACCGGCTTTCTCTAGTGCAATCGCCACAGCCTGACCTGGAGCATCATAACCTTCTTTTTTTAACTTTCGGATGTTCTCACTAATCACCTTCTGAGATTTTCCCTTCTTGAGCGGCATACTCTTTCCCTTCATCTGCGGAAATATCTATCACCTGAGAACCATTCTCCTGCGTAGGTAATTCCTTTTTATTAGGCTGATAACTTAAGACTATCGGAGCTATATTTTCAGGCAAGTTCCAATTTTCTTTCATGCCTAAATAATTCTTAGATAGCCAGATCTGCATGGCAGGATTTCCCCGCATAGCAGTCTTATACATCGTCCGGCGAAGTGACGCCTTGCCTTCACTTGTATGGATTTTATAGTATTCTGAAAATTCAATAGAATGATCCCGCAAACAAGCGGCATCTAATGTTTGTACATGACATTTTAAAATGTCAGCTATTTCGCCTTGTGTACATTGGATATAGCAAAGTTTCTTGACCTGTTCCCAGTCAATTTCCCGCTTCGGACGCCCAGCTTTCCCTAGCATCTCATCCTTGAGATTTTCCACAAAACTCTCCCTAAGCCACAGGCTTTCAGAAGTACCCTCACAGAAGGTAATCTAGTCAATCATGCCATTTTTTATTATTAGCATCAACCTGTGTTATTATTGAGCAAACGCTACGCACAGGGAGGCCAATCATTGAAGACCTACCTAATTATTTTACGATTTTTAAATTTGAATGGTGATAGTGCCTTTTCCACAGGCCATCCAGATTGAACCCTTGCATGAGCAAGTTTATAATCAACACCAAAAATTCTAGACCATTCTCTTAAATGTTTAATCTGACAACATATTTTAAATTTTCTATTATTAGTTTTATTTGACGCTTGTTCAATATCGGTAGACCATTTCACATTTCCTGGTTCATATCCTTTGTCATTATCAATGCGGTCAAGAGAATATCGATTTGATGGTCTTGGGCCAATTGCTTCATAAAATTTTTTAAAATCTTTTTTCCATTCATCAAACATTGATATGCCTCTAGCACCATAATTTTTATACATTTTATCATTTTTATTAAAACATCTGCTTTTTGCGGCTTTCCACACATTATATTCTGGGTAATATCTGTAACCATGTTTTCTTGTGCATCCGCAACTTTTTACGCCCATTTTTGTATAACAATCGGCCCTAGAAAATACAGTCTTACCACACTCACAAATGCCGTAAATTTTTATTTTTCCATCATGTTTAACAACGTCTAACACCATAATTTTGCCAAACATGGTTCCAACCGAAATTTTGTCATACTTCGACATTTTTTAACCTCATGTTACAATTGCTTAACTAATAAACAAAGAGGTGGCCTGATGATTGAGACTGCCCTGGTTATTCCTGACTTGCATTCAGATAAGCATGATCCCAAATTCATCAGCATTGTCACCCAACTAATCAAAAATTTAAGGCCGCAATATATTATCCAGCTTGGCGATGCTATGGATTTCAGCACAATTTCAACTTATTTGACTTCGGCAGATAGTCAAGATTGCGTCATGAAAGATCTAGAGGCATATAATAAAATACTGGATCAATGGCAAGTTGTTATGCCAAAGAATTCAACATTCCATCAATTAGAAGGCAATCACTGCAATCGGGCACAGAAAATGCTGGCTAGAAATTGCCGTCAGATGCATCAACTATTTAGGCCAATACCTGAAATGCTAAGACTTAAAGAAAGGTCTAAATCAGGCAAAAAGTTTATGTGGCATCCGTATGAAAAATGGAACTCTTGCAAAATACATGATGTTATTTTTCACCATGGAACGTATTTTGATAAAAATTTAGCATCAGCAAATTTGACAAGATATCCGAATACAAAATTTATACAAGGCCACAGTCATCGATATGCCCATGCCAGTGATGGTAAAGTGTGGTCAGTTAGTCTAGGTCATGGTTCAATCGCAGAGAAGACTAGCCACATCCATGCTCCCAACACCTGGCAGCAAGCAATAGGAGTTGTCACCTTTATAAAAGGCAAAGGTCACTTTGAGCCGATGTTAATTAACAATGGTGAGGGGGTATTCCGTGGCAAACTCTACAAGGCATAAAAGTCTGTTTAGTCGCAAGCGTCCCCCAAGAGTTGTAACGATATTAGGTCACAAGATTAAGGTGCGAATTAAGCCATATCTTGAAGATGATGGCGTAGAACTTTACGGAGCCTTTGACTACAACTCTAAAACTATTTGGCTGATGAAAGGCTGCGATTGGCGCGGCGTTTTACTTCATGAGATGTGCCATGCAGTTCTTGCATTGTCTGGAACTGGAGAAGGTCTAGGACAAGCCAAAGAGGAAAGCATCGTCGTCGCACTGGAGCATTCCCTTGCTCCTCTTTTGTTCATTTAACCCCACTGCTCTGCCATGGCATCCGCTATCCCTTGATAAGTAATTGACCGCAGCTTCCATCTATCTGGCGAAGGTGGCAAATTGTGAACCCTAGCAATCCGACCGTCTACAATTTTTGTAGGTTTTAACTTTGGTAAATTTTTTAACCAAAGGCAAGTCGCCTTTGTCTCACCATGTCCAAATTGCCATGGCTGTATAATTTGATCCGGCTTTTTAATTTTTGAAGAAATGATGCTTATTGGATTTTCTAAAGCTATTTTTTCAATCGGAGCATTTAGCAATAACTTAACAAAATCTAAAGCCTCTGCCTGCTCCTTTTGTTTATCTTTAAACCACCTAGCCCCTGACACCGCCAAATGGGTGCAAGGTGGGTGAGCAACCATCAGATCCCACTTGTCTTCTAAAACTTGAATACAATCGCCTTCAATATGAAACTGAGAGCCGTCTTCTGCTGGCAATAAATCGCAAGACCAAGCATCATGGCCTTTGCGCCTAAAAGCCTCCCTAACAACTCCGCTAAATTCACAGGCGACTAGGACCCGCATTAAAAAACCTCTTCAATTTTACAAAATCGAACTAGGTTTTTATCTACTTCAAAATTAGCACAGGTACGCCCCCGCCTGTGGTCATAGGTGTCTTTAATTTTCCATTGCGATTGAGTAAACCCGTAAACTACGGCAGCATGAGTTCCGGCCTTGTTCTCAAGGATATACATCAGCACTTTGTCTTCTTTGTTATTTACCTTGTAAACCTCATCAATGAAGACACTTTGATACGGGTAATCGTCTCTGTTAGTAAAATCAAAGTATCTGACTTTGTGCTCAACCCTGGCGACTACCGTTAGATCACCCTCATCAGGTTCTTTTGCATCAAAATCAGCTTGAGGCTTAAGCATTAAATTAATCTTAGAATTTTGAGCTATCTTTGCAAACCTATTAACTCTTTTATAGCT